AAATAACCTATCTTCTATCTGTTTGTTGGATAGTTCTAAACGCTCTCTGGTAAATGGGAATATTAACCTTTTAAATCTAGCTGAGTTAATAAATGAACTTTCGTAGGTGTAACCATAGGTGCTGAATATCTTATCCCATACTTCCTTAGCATATAAGGCAGGATAAAGCTCTGTTACTTTGTAGTCAACCTGATTAGCTGAATACCCGTAATCTATTAAAGGATATACATAGCCATTACCATACTCAAATGCAACCGCAGAACTGTTTTGGATTATTGAAGTGTCCCAACTATTCTCTTGATTCTCTTTTGTGTACTCATGGTTAAATTCGCTAAAGTCTAAAGATCCTAGCTTATCTTTACCTATGTCAAAAAATAGATTTGCTAAACTACCATAAATAACTACTTCATAACTAAACTTTCTAACTGCACTTTGTTTTATCTTAGACAATCTAGCATAGCCATTAAACACTTCTACGCCATCTTGAATAACTAAACAACTTGCCTTAGTGTTTGCATTATAACCGCCACTTCTATTAACATCAAAAGCATGGGTAAATAGTTTATCATTTGTCTTAGTAGAGGGCAGTACAATAGTCTTACTAAATGACTGTTGACGTTTATCTGGCTGCTTAATATCTGCAATAGAATAATTAAGGGGGAAGTTAACGCCCTCTTCTGGCATATCTAGCAAAGTATTATCTATATAAATCTCTACCATTATCTTCTTTGTCTATAATTATTCCAAGCTAAGTTAACAGTCATTTCTAAGTTAAATGTCTTGTCAATTATGTTCTGCTTTTCTTCATAAGTATTGAGGTCGATATCTGCGACCGCAACTAAGGCGCCATCGGGATACTCACAGTAGATTATAGGACTATCAAACAACTCTCTAAGCCAAATGCTCTCAGCTTCTGTTATCCAATTAGACGTTAATCTAATAGACTTGTTAGTCTGAGTATGGTATGATCGTTTTTGGTGTTTAGTTAAGTTTCTAGTTACTGCATCTTCCGAACGTGTATAACCATGTGTCATGTAGTTAGATTGTTCTTTCGACCAGTTAATCTTATGAACTAAATCAAACGCAAAGCTATCAAAACCGCCAAGCTCGTTTATGAAGTGAATTGTGTATCTATCAAAACCTGTACACGTTAAATCTCTTGTGTATGTTCTTATTTCACTCGTACCAGTTATTAAATTGTCAAACGTTTGCACGTCATATGAAGCTACATCTGCATCTAGGATAGGTAAAGCTCCACTGTTAACGGTAACGCCTGTTACATTGTTTAAATTAGCCCCTACGGGAAACCTTACATGATTATCTGTATAGCTTCCACCACCCCTATATGAGTTACTAAAGGTAAATAAACCGTTAATAGTTCCGTTACTATCGTACGTTCTTACTCTTACTTTATCTAAATATACTGTACTGTTATCATTGTACATATAAAGCCATGCGTTCATATCGCTTGGTATAGTTCTGTTAACTGGTGCGTTAGTTAGAAACTTAGTAAGTGAAGATGAATTATTATAGTAGTCTGTGTAATCAAAGCCTATGTAATCTTCATACTCTAGTGATCCATTAATAATCTCTAAAGTTTGTGATGTAGCAAGTCCACTAAAATCTGTTATCACTCCGCTAACATCATATTGCTCTCCAAAGTCTACGTAAACCTCTACAATTGAGTTAGGGTTATCTTTAATACTGTCATCGTTTAACGATGTATCAAAGTCAAAGGTAAGGTAAGATTCTATAATACTTGCAATATCTATAAAGCCATTAGAGTAAACAGGATCTGCTGGTGTAAGGTATCTATGTCTCTTAACACCGTTAACATAAACGTCTGAAATAAACTTAAATGATGTCTCACTTGTATTGGTTGAACTAAGGACATAATCAATAGGATTATAAGCCGTAGCCATTCCAGTTACTTGTTGGTCTATTGTTATTGCCATTATCTAATAATATTAAACTGTAATTCGTCTACAAGTATCTCAGATAGGTTTTCTAATAACTCGTCTAACTTCCCATCTTCTATTACACTTGTGGCCCATCTAGTGCCTCTTATACCTTTTTTAAGGACACTTCTAGCTATTGCATACGGACTTATCCCTTTATTATTTGCATAGGCTTGAAATGCGCTTGCTGGAGGCATCTTGTCTTTATAACTAAATGGACTTTGTGGTGCTCTTTCACTGCTCTCCTTGCCTCTAACACCTTCATCTACATAATCCCCGTAATCGTTCCACTCAATTTCTAAAACTAATCCACCATCTTTAAAGGATATAGGAAGTGCTAGTATGCTTTGTTCTAATTCACCCCTTGCACCCTCCCATTGCTTCAAATCTAGGCTATCTTGCAATGCCTTTTGTAGTCTAGTACCTAAGTGTGCTAATGCACCTTTTGCTGAAACTTCTACTACTTCTGGCAGCTCTCTTCCTAGTTCATTAAGTTGGTCTAATCCTTTTACACCCATTATTAATAAATATAAAATAAGCGTTTTGTAACAGCATAAAAAACCCCCAGCAAATTAATGATGAGGGTAGACATGAATACCTCTAGGGCTTCTTATTTAACTGCTGTTTAATTAACTTCTGCTTGTCTTTCTCTTGGGCTAAGATGTTCAAAAACTCTATAACTCCTAAATCTAGGTAGTAATTTCTTTTAGTGTAGTCGCCATTGCATAAATTATCTAAGGTTGCTGCCCATCCATATCTTTCTGCATACCATGCGCTGTCGCTGTCAACTCCTCCGCCATCTTTTCCAAATAGGTTGGTATATCTTCCAACAATGTTGCCCAAACTCTGCAAAAAAAAATCACGTTAGGATAGACATAAGCTACAGGCATATCTAACACCATTGCAAACTTCTCTTGATCTGTTAGGCGTTTCTTCCAGAACTTCCATCTAGGTGTAGTCTCTTCTGTTATAACTCCCATTAAGATATTTAACCTTTGGATAAGTTCTAGTTCAGTTCCCTTGCTTAGTTCTGTGCCGTCTATAAACTGTTCTGCTTTTATTCTAGTAGCATCTACGATAGGCTCGAATCTTCTACCCTTAAATTTGAATCTATACATACTGTCACCATCAGGTGCGTTAAAAGCCCATTCCTCTCTTTTAGCTAAGGCTCTTAGTTCCTGCATAGGTAACTGCATAAGGTCGTCGTAATTGTGCTTAGTTGCTATCTCTAGCACCTTTGCCATACGCTTAACTGGATTAAGTTCTAGGTGTATTACCTCTTGTATCCTTATAAAGTCTCTAACTGTCTTGTTCTTCCAACTCATACTCTCTTAAATAAATATCTATTAAGTCTTTTGTTTTCTCTAAATCCTTTTTAAACTCGCCTTTATGTCTGCATCTTACTACTCTTTTAATTATGTCAAACTCGTAAGCGTTTAACCCCCATTCCTCAGAGAACTTATATAGACTATCTTTACCTTTATAATGTAATTGCGTGTTTGTAACCCATGCTTTTTGATAAGCTCTGTCTAAAGCTTCTATATCTAAGCCCTCAACTCTCCTTTTTAACTCTGCCTCTTCTTTTGTTAACTTCATGTCTCTATTTTAAAAAAGGGGCAACACTCGTTTGCCGACTACCCCCCCTTATTGACCAAACCTTTAAATAAATTAACCCCTACTAACCGCTTAGATGGAGCGTCTAATTTTTTAAAGATATTAATTGCCTACTCTATCACGTTTTCGGCTTCCCGTATAAATACAAATATAATCAAATTATCTGATGATGTAAACACCGCTTTGTTTTTTACTTAGTTTCCTTTCAGCAATATATCTTAAGGGATCTAATATATGATTATAGTCGTGTATTGGCTTATCTTTGTACTTATTCGTAGCATAGTCTTTCATCCATACGTAATTTTTAAGCTCCTTAATAGCATTCTCACTTCTATCTGTTACGTTTATCTTATACCTCTGTACTATGTCTATGGTTGCTCTTATACTGTCTTGACCTTTGACGCTAGGGTGTATATTAAAGCCCTCTAGTTTTATTTCTCTTATACTCTTAGGCTCTGCGCTATCCGCTACTATTTCCTTGCTTTGTGTTATACCTAACCTTAGAAGTCTTTTAGCTATGTCCTGGTTAGTCATTCCAGTTTCATAACACAACTCATCTAGCCATATTTGGCCATCTGCAAATACTACCCTTATGATTGTTGTAGGGTCGTTAGTGAATCCAAAGTCAATACCGTACACTTCCCATTGATACTCGGTAGGCATCTTCTTACACTCTGCCCAATTAGTAAATACAACACCCTCACGTCTTGACCGCTTACCTAGTCCGTATACTTCCCACTTAAACTCATCTGCTGTGCCTGCCGCTATATTCTTATCCGTAGGCTCATAACTTAATATCTTCTTCTTAACCTCTTCTGGTGCAAATTCATTATCAAACACTGTACTATGAATATACACCACGTCATCACGCTTTAATACGTTGTCGTATATCCAGTGTTCATCTGTTGACGGGTTGTAGTCCATTATCCACTTACCCTTACATCTTTGCTCTAGTTGGTCGAAATCATCCTTAGTGGCTTCTATTGCTTCGTTAATCCAGAATATATCAGTCTCTACACCATGTATCTTTTGTGGGGTGTCTAGTCCTCCAAATGTTAACTCGTTATTATTCCACTCATATCTAAAAGGTGTTTTAGTAAAGTGAATTGGCAGCCCTATTGATTGAACTACGTTTTGCATAGTAGCAAGTACTGACATTCTAATCCATGTGTACTTCTGACGTGCCACCATCATAGTTAAACGCTCGTTTTGGTATCCGTACAAGATTAATGCTTGAGCTATGCTCCATGACTTGCTCGAGCGAGATCCACCCTCCAATACAATACCACGTACTTTATGGTCGTTTAAGGCCGCCCATAGTTTCTGAAATACATCAGTAGTATGTACTTTATGTTTACTCAATAATAGGTAAGTTAAATCTAGAAAAAGGGGTTAGGCTATGCTCATCCTTTAAATCAGTTATCTTAATCTTATCAGACGATAGTATAGCACATTTAGGCTTTAAGGCTGTTATTCTATTCCATAGTACACCGTCTAACCCATTGTCTTTAGAACCTACCCATAATTTCCACTCTAAGGCATCCATTAGTTTACGGCTTAAGCATCTACCCGCTCCTCCTGGTTCACCTACTCTGTGACATTTATAGCCCTGCCAGTGTTTTACTTTTCCAGTTTTTAGTTCTTTGATATAGACATCAGATACCCCTATAAAATCATACCCTTGAAATAAGTAGGTCTTATAATTCTCTGCACCCTCTATCACGTCATCAGACCCTAAGAATAAAAAAGCATCTGCATTAGAGTTGCGCTTTAACCAATCTACACCGTAATTCCACTTCATTGATAGCGGTCTATTGGGGTAATTAATCCACTTAATTCTGTGCTTATTACAAAAATTCTTGTCCATGTCGCTACTAACTACCATGATAGGGTCTAGGTTTTCTTTTCTCCATGATTCTAGGGCTAGTTCTACGGCTTTATGCCTGCCGTACATTGCGCTTAGTAGTTGTATTTTCATCGTATATTACTTCTTAGGTATCTAGCAGGAGAACCAATATAACAGTTATTAGGCTCTAATTCACTAGACTTAGTTACTATTGTCCCCATTCCTATCATGCAACCATGCGGCACTTCACATCTTTGGTGTACTATTGCACCCATACCCATATTTGTATTTGCACCTACTATTGAATGACCACCTATTAATACATGAGGGCTTAGGGTTGCCCCTTGCCTTATTATTGCATCGTGTCCTATGTGTACCCCTTTCATAATAAAAGAACTATTCTCTATCTGTGTCGGTTGTAATGTTCCTGCGTCAATAGTTACATTACCATTGATAATAACATTGTCGCCTATTATAACTCCTTGACCTTCTTTACCCCAGTTGTTTTTATCTTCTGCTGGTGCGCCTATAATACAATTAGCACCTATATAAACGTTTAATCCTAGTTTTACATTAGGGTATATTATAGCTGTGGGGTGTATTCTTGTGTTCATAGTTCTATCTTTTTAGGTGGCGCAATATAGAAGTTATTAGTCTTAGCGTATTTAAGTAACTCTTTCTTCTCTACCTCTGTGTTATGTCTTAGCCACTTGTCTTTAAACTTTCTGTACTCTGTGCTATTGTCCTTCCAGCTCGATGTTAAATGTATGCTTTTTAGCATTTCAATTGGTGGCAAGTAGTAGGACTTTAAACCACTTGCGTTAATTCTAAAATTCCAATCACTATCCCAACGCCCATACATCTTGTACTCCTCATTAATAAAACCTACCTTGTCTAGTAGTTTAGTTGAGAAGAACCAACACCCATACACGTTATCCGAATGCTGCAAAGGTACTTGTTCAATCATCTCTAAGTTACGCTCTTGTCTATACCCCCAGTCATAACCTAAAAAGCCTTTTAACTTACATCTAGTGTATATGTTTTCAGATAGTGCTAGCCAGTTATTAGGTAGTACAATATCAGGTGCAATCATAGCAACATAGTCATACCCTTGTTCTTTTACCCTTAATAGCATTTGATTATAAGCTACTGGGTTGCCTACGTTCTCTTCTGAGTAGTGCAGGAACTTAGGATTAAAAGATTTAACAAGGTCTTTTATACGGTCGTTCTTACTTCCGTTATCCCATATAAACAAATCGTAGTCTTTACCTGCATTGCTTAGAGTAACACCTAGACCCATCTTTGCCTTGTGGTATTCGTTCATGGTGTTACATATTACTGCTATCTTACTCATTAATTCAAGTATATTTTATTTATGTCAAACATAACTACATTTCCTTTAATAAACAACTGAACACCCTCTATACTGTGACTTACATTGTAAGATAAGATAGGTAAGTATTCTACTGCTATTCCCCATTCCCACATAGAGACTTGTAAAACTCTTCCCTTACTTTCGCTTCTTTCAATATATCGTAGTTCTCTAATACATCTCTATTTAATCTATTTGCTAATGTCGCTACTAAGTCTCTATCTTCACTTAATCTCTTTACTGCTTCATACCATCCCTCACCTCCATCACACAAGATACTGTTATCTTCATTGCATACATTCGTAAACGGCTCTTGATTACTTGCTACTAAAGCACACATCATAAACCCAGCTTCTAAGGCTTTTAATTCACTCTTACTTTGTGTAAACTCATCTTTGTATAATGGTGCCAGACATACGTCAATATGGTTATACATCTGGCCGTAGCAATTAACATCTAAGGCTGGTATCACATCAAAGATATTACTAGCTCCAGCGCATGACATATAACTTGCTATCTTGTTATTTTCTTCACCAGGCGCCCATCCACCATAGTAAAGTTCCACGTTTGGTAACTCCCCTATCTTGCACAATTGATCTGCTATCATTTCCATATCCTTGACATGATCCTTTGCGCCTATAAATCCTACTCTTAGTTTATCACTCTTAGTCTTATGCTTCATCCACTGAACGCTGTTGTAGTCTACACAGTTTTTAACTACTTGCACGTTCTTATTGTAAGGCTTTATAGACTTCTCTAGGTAAGGAGTTGAAACTGTTACCGCATCGGCTGCCTTTGCTGCCTCTATCTGTCTTAATCTAAATCCTTTTTTCTCAAACTCTTTGTACAATCCATGATACTTCGGCAGTCTCCATGCATCGTCATAATCCATTACCAACTTAGCACCAGACTTCTTAATAGCA